GGGTCAAGAGCCAATACATTGGTGCCTCGCAATTCTCGCTGAACGATAGTAGTGGTACGATCCTTGTTTACAGCAGCGTCTACAATTTCGGGAGCAAGAAGCACAGCGTTATTGCGCCTAAATTGGGCGCCAAATTCAACCCAAAAAGTTTCTTCGTCCTTCTTTCTTGCATTTTCAAGGAAGTCGCAGTTCCAAGGAAGCGTTGGGTTAATTTCCCACGTTGGCACTTGAAGCGCCTGCATTGTAGGGAACTCTCCGCTCTGCGCCTGCCTGAAATGCTCAAAAAATAACCCGCTTGTCAAATAAGGCGAAGAAAGTTCAATGACTTTCCCGTACTTTCCGAACTGAGCGATAGAGGGGGAAAGCGCAGTATACATAGCTTCTGCGCCCCTATTTGCATCACCTTCTATAGAAAATGCGAGTTCATCTTGTATGATTCCTACAACAGCTTTACCACGAGATGCGCGAGCCGACGCAGGAATGGCTTGGAAGATACAGTTATTGGATATTTCTAGCTCCAAACTTGTTTCCCTGATAAGCTCTTTTTCAAAGGGGCTGTTAATAATGAGTTGTCTTATGTTGTCGAGTGCAATCTTTGACTGCCCGAGATCATTAGCCACCGTAATAATGTACCACTTCTCTCCCTTGCGCACTTTCTTAACGAAGTATTCATCTTGCACAAAACACATGTAAGTAGCGGCCACTGCAGCCATGAAGGTTTTGCCTGAGCGTCGCCCCATTGCCCAGATTGCATGTCGAATATCCTTCTCAAACAAATCATTCAGGATCTGCTCCTGTCGAGGCCAAAGTGTAATGCCAAGCGCGTGCTTGGCAAAATCAGAACACCTAAGTTGACTCATGGCAAAATCTCAAGAATTGCTCTGTCCGCAGTTCAGCAACGTGTCAATAGAGTGTAACGCTTCTTTACAAACGAAGTAGGCAGGGCGGCCCCTGGCAGGATCGGCCCAATACTGCTTTTGCATGGCTTCGCGTCCCCAGCACCAGCCATGGATCAGCGTGGCCTTTTCTTCAATGGTCACGAGGACAAACTTTTTCTCAGGGTTCTCATTGCGTTGCACGATGAGATCGTACTTATGCTTTGAGCGAGTTTTGACATCAATGCCGGGCAAGTCATCAGAGCCACGCTTGGCTTCTGCCTCCTTGAAAAGATGCTCTTTCAGCCCCAGATAAGATGCTACGGCCATTTCCCCTGCTGCGCCAAGCAAGTGGATCTCTAGCGCCTTGTCGCCTCTCCAAGCCCCCTTATTGCGCCCTCTCAGTCCCTTGGCTTCGTTTACGCGCTGCCTCCTCATGCCTTCCTCCATCGCAATCCTCCGCTCCTCTTCGGTGAAGGTAAAGACAATGGGCGACGGCATGCGAGCAAGGCGATCAGGGCCATCATAGCCCCGTCTAGAATGATGGCATGTGCATTATGGAACAATGACGGAAGAAGTTGTGGATCTTGGCCACGTTGGAGCAGGCGGCATCCGTGTGGATGGCTTGCAAAACGTGCTCACAGGATTTGGCACTACTCGCGATAAAAGCACCCACACCAAGACTTCCCCCATTGTTTTCCTCGCGCAAGAAGAGCTTGAAGGGCTCTATGGCATGTGGATTCCAAAGAGAATCATTGATATTGTTGCGGAGCAGTCTACGCGCAAAGGTTTCAAGGTGTTGTTTGGCGGCGAAGGTGCCAAGGCCGAAGAAGTGACTGGCATTGAGCAAGTGATTGAGGATCTGTACATCCTTGAAAACTTCCTGCTTGCCAGTAAAAACGCCAGGCTTTATGGAGGCGCTTGCATCTTGCTCTACATCGACGATGGGCGCCAAGCAGACCAGCCAGTAGACCTTCGCAACATTCGCTCTGTTGAAGGCATGGAAGTGCTTGATCGCTGGCAAATTGCTCCAGTGATCAATGAAGAGAATCTTTACGACTATTCAAAAGCCACTTACTACCAAATCATTTCTGGCGACCTAATTGCAGAGCCAACGCTTACTTACATTCACAAAGATAGGATTCTCAGGCTAGATGGCGAATGGTTGCCCTATCGCATTAGGCAGAGAAACTATGGATGGGGAATGAGCAGTCTCCAAACCATTTACGACAGCTTCAGGCATTATTGGGCTGGTCTGAATGCCGCATCAACTGTCCTTGTGGAGTTTGACGTGTTTGTGCATAAATTGCAAGGGTTGGCAAACATGCTTGCAGCGGGCAAAGAGAAAGATGTTCAAGCTCGCCTTGTCCTAAATGACATGAGCAAAAGTGTGTACCGTGGCTATGCCATTGACCGCGAGCGCGAGGAGCTGGATTACATTTCTCGCAATCTCGGCGGCGTTGGCGACATCCTTGAAAAGCTTCGTGTTGACATCATTGGCGCATCTCAAATTCCACACACCATTCTGTTCGGGGAGAGCCCTAGCGGCCTTGGAGCCACGGGAAGAAGCGAGGAGAGGGATTTTGCGAAGATGCTTGGCGACTATCAAAGTGCTCATTACAAACGACCGTTGACTAAGCTCATGCGCTATATCATGCTGAGTAAAGATGGCCCAACAAAGGGAAAAGTTCCTGATAACTGGCGCATTAAATTCAACGATTTGTTTGAGCTGAATGAGCGCGAAAAGGCAGACGTAAGGGCTCGCGTGGCCGCCGTGGATGGCCGCTACATCCAGCTCGGCGTGCTCCACCCGAAGGAAGTGGCGGAGGCCCGTTATGGCGGCTCTGAGTGGTCAATGGAACTCATTCTTGATCCATCGCTTCCTCGTGAATTGCCCCAGCATGGAGGGCAAATGAAGGTGCCTCCTGGTGGTCGCGATCCATTGAACGAAGAAAATGGCACGTTGCCCATGGATGGGAGCAGGGAAGTGGAAGATTCTGCTGGGCTCTACCTCCCTGGCGACCTAGAACATAAGCGCGGCGAAGAAAAAGAAGACGCCACGTTTGTCGATAAAGAGCTTTATCAGCAAGCTATTGCGGCAGCAAAGGCGAAGTTCAAAACTTGGCCCAGTGCAGTTGCCGGAGCCTATGTCACGCGCAAGTACAAGGAACTGTACAAGCGAAAGCATGGTTCAATGGAAGGAGCATTTAAGGGCAAGAAAACCACTGCTGAGTATTTTAAGGAAGACGCTATTGAGCCGATGAAGGTGGAAGGTATGGTGCTTGGCAACATTGACGAAGAAGCGTTCATCACGGAAGAGGACATTGACGAAGCGTTGAAAGAATGGAAAGAAGCAGCTCCGGCTCGCTTCAAAGACTTGCTGGAAGCCGACAATGTTGAATGACATTAGCGGCTTTGCCGAGGCCATTATGTCCAGCAGAATGGACGCTGAGTGGTCTTACGACCGTTCTCTTGGACGTTATCGCGACAGCAAGGGACGCTTCCTTAGCCAGGCGGGCGTACAAAAGCTGGTGGATGGGCGCATTGATCGTCTTGATGCCAACTTGCGACGGTTCACGAAAATGCTTGCCGAAGGCTCTATTACGCTGGATCAATGGCAAGGAAGCGTAAGGGAAGCCATTAAAGCAGCTCACCTTCAAGCGGCAATGATTGGCCATGGCGGACGCACTGGCATGGGCAGTGCTGAATACGGACGCGTGGGCCAGCGACTGCGCCAAGAATATGCCTTCCTGCAGGGCTTTGCCTTGGACTTGCTGGAGCAGCGCGTGAGTGCTCCAATGGCATTGGCGCGTATCAGTCTTTATGCCCAAAGCGTTCGGGGCAGCTTTTGGGAAGGGGCTTCCATACGCCAGGAGCAGCAGGGCTTCAGCTTGATGCAGCGTATTCTCGACCCATTGGCTCAGCACTGTCAGGATTGCCTTGACTTCGCTGCTCGCGGCATTGTTGCCATTGGCGCCGTGCCTTTGCCAGGACAGCGATGTGCATGTCGTGCACGTTGCCGCTGCTCCGTGCGCTACTTCAGGCAGCAAGCGGCGACTGTTCTCGTGTGAAGGCTTGACGCAACTGCTCGCGAGAGTATGATGGGTGCTCCCTTGGGACTTCTGAGCCGTGGAACTGTCTGCCGAAGAGCTGCGCGACACGATCACGGGCAAGATGCCTTGGCGTAGGTGTCCAGACTGCGAGGGCACTGGAACGGAGTATTGGATGGAGTACACACTGAAGGAGTCTCCCCGCC